TTTCTGTCTTAACTCACGCGGGGTACGTCCGGGATCAATCGGTGATATCAACGGGACAAACTTCTCATCTGGTATTTCAAAGATGATCGATGAGGCAGATACCGCCGATGACCGCAAAGAGCAAGTGCCTTACTTCAAACATGCTGAGGAAGAACTATGGGACTTAGTACTGCACAAAATGCATCCTATCTGGTCAAATCTTGGACTGATAGAAAACCGCACGTTCTACCGTCCGACCTCAACTGTAACGGTTAAATTTCCTGAACAGCTATCGATGCAAAAACGAAGTGAGCTAGTAAAAGAATCGATCGAGGAACTTAAGGCTGGTCTCACTACCAAAAAGATTGTGCTTAAAAAGCTTAACCCAGAAATGACTGACGAAGATATTGATCAGCTACTTAGCGAGATCGACACCAACGAGGTAATTAACATTGGCGTGGATGAAAACGAAAATAGAATTACCTGATGACCTAGACCTATCTAAAGATGACCGAGACGTTATCGCTGAAAACATCTTGGAATACATCAGAGATAGAACATTGTCAGGGGTAGGTATCAAGTCAGGTAGGCGCTTTAACTTCCCTGCCTACTCTGATTCTTACGTCAAGTCAGCAGTCTTTAAGAGGGCAGGTAAATCAGCGGGCGAAATAAACCTAAAGCTATCGGGCGAGATGTTAGATGAGCTAAGGATTTTGTCAGCACGTGGAAATAATATCCTGATCGGGTTTGAAAACGGCACCCTGTCAAATGACAAAGCAGATGGTAATAGCAAAACCCGTCCGTTTCTTGGTATAAACAAGGGAGAACTACAAGACATACTGAGGGAGTTTAAATGACGTGCGGCGAATGCATTTACTTTGTTGATTTTTTTTGCCGTAGGTATCCGCCGACCATCACAGTTGTACACGATCCCGATGACGGGTTCACGCCATGCGTGGGTTTTCCTACAGTGGAAAAAGATGAATGGTGCGGCGAATTTAAATCAGACAAAAATCACTAATGGAAGTATTTGAAAACGACTTCCTAGATTTCTACAAAGACTGTTTATACGAGTGCTGCACTGACACGCTGGCTCATAAGTTAGCTTGTGAATATGTTGCGGGTAAGTTCGGGATGACTAAAGAAAAGGCGCAATCTATTTTGGATTATCTTGGCTATCACTTACCGCCGACTAAATGGACTAGTAGCTATGAGTAGTTTTGATAAGGGCGTAGCAAATTTTACGAGCAAGCTGAAGTCAGTAATCAAAGACGCTAACCGTAGCGGTATTCTAGTTATAGGTAATATCGCAATCGATATCATTAGGCGGCGTACTCGGTCAGGTAAGGGAGTGAGCGGTGATAGCAAGATAAAACTCAAACCATTGTCCAAGACATATATCAAGTTTCGGCAGAAAAACTCTGGCAGGTTATCGCCGTTTGCCTCGGCTCGTAAATCAAACCTAACCTTTTCAGGTAAGATGCTAAACGGTTTAGTGCGCGTAAAAACTCAAAAAGGTGTCCTTATTACATTCGATACCAACAGAAATAAAGAAGTAGCAGGGCACGTATCAGAGACCAGGCCGTTTATGGACTTGGCAAGCGATGAGGTTGCAGAGGTCGCAAAGACTTTTAGGAAATATTTTTCGGCTCTTGTCAAATCAAAAACTAAATGATCTAATCAAAGGAGATTTCAGAGTATGAGTACGCTAGCCGATCCCAGTGGGATCATCCCGCCAATCGTTTCCAGTGGAGATGATCCGGCCAAAAAAGATGTAGTCGCTTACGAAACTCATCAAAAACTATTAGCAGAGAAAAAACGGACTGCCGAAAGAAACTCTCAGCTTGAGAGTGAGCTAGCAGAAATCAAAGCGCGAGAATCCCAGCGGGAAACCACTGAACTAGAGCGTCAAAAAGATTTCGAGAAGTTGGCTCAGGTCAGGGATGAGCAACTTAAGGCAGCTAACGAGAAACTTTCTGCAATAGAAAATGAGCGAGTAGTAGCTAAGAAACTAGACGCTTTTTTAAAAACGCTTGGCGGGGAATTGCCGCAACACTACTGGGACTTAATACCGTTAGATCAAATCATCTTAGACCCAACAACTAAGATGGTAGATGAGATGACAGTAGCAAAAACAGTAGAGGCATATCGTAAGACATTTCCCGAAACCATTAAGGTAGCGGGCGGTCAAAACAATATGCCAAGTAACGCGCCGCAAGGTAACCCAAACTCTAAAATGGACTATGAAGCGTGGAAGTCTCTTAAGCATAACGATCCGGTAAAATGGTCTGCCGTGCGAGAGGGACGTGTAACAATACCAAAATAACGAGAGGGTAGATCATGAGTGTAACTTTACTAGCAGACGTTCAAAACCAGGTCCAAGCTTTCTGGTCTCCAGTCTTTATGGACCAATTGAAGGAAAATACTTTGTTGCCTTCACTGGTTAACAAAGCATACCAAGGCGAAATCAAAGCGTACGGCGACCGAGTTCGCGTATCCCAAGTTAACCGACCAACCGCGCAACGCCGCACTGTTGGATCAAATCACGAAGTGTTTCAAACTCAGACTTTGAGCACTAGCAACATCGACATCGTAGCTGACCAGGTAATTTCTGCCGGTTACGAGTTTGATGATTTGGCGCAACTCCAGTCTCAAATCGGACAGCAAGATTCTAAAATCCGTCAAGGTCTTATGGAAGCTGTTGAGATCGAACTCAACAAATATCTTTACAGCTTGGTTTTGCCTTCCTCTGCATCACCTGCTCACAGACTTTCAGGCGTAACTGATTTCAACGCGAGCCAAGTTAACAATGTCCGCAAGCTTGCTAGCCAAGCAAAATGGGCAAAGGACGGCGGCTGGTGGTTGCTTGCTGATCCAAGTTACATGACCGACCTTTTAAACGCTCAAACCCTGACATCTGCCGACTTTGTTGGCGGCGAATCACCAGTTATCGGCGGCCAGATGGCTCGTCAACGTTTCGGCTTTAACATGCTCGAGGATAACTCTTTAAGCGCTACTGTTAAGCCTTCTTTCATAACTGGCTCAGAAGATATGGCACTCGCTTTTCATCCTGATTTTATGCATCTTGTTATGCAAGCAATGCCGGAAATCAAAGTCTCTGACCTACACAGCAACAAACAATTCGGATACGTTATCTCTATCCGTTTGATTGTCGGCGCTAAGGCTGGAATTGACGGCGCGAACAAGTGTGTCGCTATCTATAACTCTTAAGGATTAACTTAATGGAATTTCTAGGCGATAGCTTAAGCGAGAATAAAAACATAGAGCATCTTTCAGGTTCTTCTCCGGAAGATTTGAAGGCTCAGCTAAGGCAGATCAAACTGCCTTACCGGATAGTCTCTATTTACTCTCAAGGCGGCGCACATATCGCTTGGATTATTCCGACACTTCCGATCAAGAAAGTTTCTAAAAACACATTAAAGGAGAATTGATATGCCAGTAGTAAGAGAATATACATCTGAGAAGCCAGGGTTTCCAAACCAACTAGAGTACCTGCGAGTCTCTTATGACTTTGCAGCCGATACCGGCGCGGTTGGCGTTTATGATCTGATGATCGCAAGCTCACGCATTTTGATTGTTCACGCACATTTGACAGTTAAAGCTGCATGTACATCCGGCGGTTCTGCAACTGTTATCTACGGCATAACCGGTGCAACATCGCGCTTTATGAACGTAACTCAGGGCGCGGTTGCAAACCTAACAGCTAACGCAACTATCCTGCCTCTACCGGTCGAAGGCGCGCCAAACGTGTTGCCTACTCCGATCATAATGGCAGTAAACGACAAGTTGCTGATGACTGTTGCAACGGCAGCACTTACAGCAGGTCGAATCGAATTCGTTATTGGTTACATTAAACCGTAATCAGTTGGTGAGAGGTTAGCTAGTAATTGCCGATGGGGGTTTATTAGCTAACCTTTTATTTAAGTCGCTTCTTGACCAGAATATCAACCTCTGATTTATGCTAAAGCTGCACTCGAAACAGTGGGCAATCCATTTAACGGCGCAACAATCGTTAGTGACATGCCCGATTTACCGTAAAAAACAATCATTAAATATAATAAAAAACGGTGAGGCAAATGAACAGAAAACAGCGATTAATCTGGGATGATAACGGTACGAAGAAAGATATATCTCGGTCTTTAAATGATTTTAGAGCATCTAGTAATGTTGTATTTGACTACAAGGCAGCAACGGATACGCTCTATATCGGGACAGAATTACCGTTTAATTGCCGCTATTTTAAAATCGGTACAGTTAACGACCTCGCTTCCACTGTCTCTATCGCCGTATGGGACGGATCACAGTGGACCGCTACCAAGGACTTGGTAGATGAAACGAAAACCAGCTTTTCCACCAGCACAACACTTGCACAATCTGGAATGATTTCCTTCGCACTTGACCAGGATAACCGTGGTTGGGGAGTGGAGCAAGATTCGCACGATATCCCGGCACTATCGAGCGTTTATATTTATGATCTCTACTGGTCGCGCTGGACTTTTTCAGCAGACTTAAACCCGCTTACTTCCCTGGCCTACATCGGCAACTTGTACAGTACGGACAATGACCTTCACACATTTTACCCTGACCTTCGCAACGTCGATCTAATGGACGCCTTCGAGACCGGTAAAACCGACTGGTTAGAGCAAGGCTTTTCCGCTGCCGAGGCGGTAGAAAGAGAGCTAAGGAAAAAGAATATAATCATGCGGCGTGAACAGCTCTTTGACTGGTCTCTGCTACTTGAAGCCAGCGTACATAAAACAGCAGAAATTATTTACGGCGGGCTAGGTTCAGCGTATAGTGAGGCTAAGAAACTCGCATCGGCAGAATTTATCAAGGCAGTTGATCTCAAGTATTTTGAGACTGACAGAGACGGAAACGGCTTTATTTCGCCGCAAGAAAAAAGACATGCTCAAACATTTTTTACCAGGTAATTGATGAGTAAAATAACAGATATCAGAAATGAGTTTGAAACGGTTATTAAGTCCGTTCTTACCTCATCGCGTCAAATAGCTAACCCATACGAGATAGAAAAGACTGCAAACGTAATTCTAAAAAACGGTTTCGGTATTGCCTTTGGACCTGGAACTAATACCGAGCGTCAACTTAGCTGCCAGTTATCTATAGACCGCGAGATAGCGATCATAATCACTAGGCAAGTATCAGCTACCGAGCACGATACCGCACGTCGGGAAGAAATAGAAAAAGATATTTTAGAAGACCAGTTTCAAGTTATCAGAGCGATTGAACGCGATCCAAGCTTAAATAATAAAGCCGCACGCGCAAGATATACATCGGACAATGGACTTGAATATTTATTGTTGGAAAATTCCAGGTACTTTGTTTTGCAGTCAAACTTTGCTTTCGAGTATTTCGAAGATTTAACACCTTAGGAGAATATAAATGTCTACTATTTCCAGCAGAAATTCGGTACTAGGCGTAGTCACTGAGGTAACTCAAAATCTGTTGAGAGCGCCGCAAGCTGCAACGGACTACGTTCCTCTACAAGATGACTTCGCTATTGAGCCAAACTTCGATCAGATCGAAAACCTAGAAATTAAATCATCTATCGGTATGGCAGCGTCTATTCAAGGCGGCGAAAATCCTACCGCTTCGCTTTCTTTTTATCTAAAAGGTAGCGGCGTCGAAGGCACTGAACCCCAGTGGGGAGATATCGCCGAATCTTTTTTCGGTACTCAGACAATTGAAGGCACTCAGAGATCAACAGCGGCAGCTTCTACAGCTTCGCTCATAAAAGTAACAGGTGCGGCTTCTTTGGTTGGCCAGGGTTACGGTATGCTCATCAAAGATCCGGTCAACGGGTTTCGCGTAAGAGTGGTTCACAGCGTAGCAACAGACGACATTACTCCTTCATTTAATTTACCTAACGCACCTGGAACAGCGGTCGGACTTGGTAGACCGGTCTACTGGACACCTGCAAACTCTTTGCATAAGAGCCTGTCTCTTTGGTGGTACGGCGGTAACGGCGGCGCGGTTCAGGCTGTTTCCGGCGCTTTGATTAACGACTTTAGTTTCTCTCTAACGGCTAACGAAGCGGTTAACGCGACTGCCTCATTTGAGGCGCTTGCATTTTTCTTTGATCCAATTTTTATCTCTCCCACTCAGACATTTATCGACTTCACAAATGACGACGGTACATTTGCTGCCGCTGTTGCTTCCAAGTGGTACAAAGACCCTCACGAGTTAGCAGAAGCGGTTACTACTGGAATGAACGCTGCAAGTGTAGGTGAAACTCACTCATGCACATACGTTGACGCGACTGGCAGGTACTTGATCACTTCTACGGGTGCGGTTTTATCCCTGCTCTGGAATACCGGCGTAAATGCGGCCAACAGCGTTGGCACTAAGCTAGGGTTTCTAGTCGCTGCCGACGATACAGGCGCAGCTCCCGCGACTGGTTACACTTCTGACAACGCTCAGTCATATGCAGCGCCGCATACGCCTTCATTTGATCCAAGTCAGTCGATCATTGCTAAGAATCAGGAAGTTATGATTGGTAATCAAACTGATTTTGCTTGCTTTAACCCTTCTGAAGTTAGCGTTACACTCTCAAACGGCGTGAGAAAAATCGAAGATATTTGCTCTGAATCTGGTCGAAGTGCTGCAATTATCAATAGCCGAGAAGCTGAGATAACTGTTACCGCACTTCTTACTCAGTACGATGCTAAGCAGATGGCGCGGTTTAGAAAAGGCGATGCTATCCGTTTCCAAACCACTATGGGAGCGAAACTAGGCGGCAACTGGCTACCTGGCTCAGTGGTTTACTCTTACGCACCGCAATCTAAAATCACTTCGATCATGATTACAAACGATGACGGTTTAGTTTCTCTTGAGATGACTTTACAGCCGTTTGTATCTGACACTGGAACGCCTGAATTTTACCTAGGCCAGCTATAAAAAAAGAGTTTTGACTAGTTTCTCTTTAAAAAACTAGCTGATATCCAAATATTTACGGAGATATAATGCGACCGACTAAAAAGTTTACGCCTTCGATTTGTTCTGAAGGAAAATATGAAGGATACGTTATTTTAAACGTCCCAACATATGACGAACGAAACGATTTCTTTTTCATTGCTGATTACGATATGGAAAAAAGCATCGAAGGCGTGGAAATGTCTGAAGCTGAAAAAGATGCACTCACTCTGAAAAAAACCAAAGCACGTATAAAAAATATCAAAGACCAGTTACCAGCTTGGATAGTGGAAATTAATATAAAAAGAATCGATGACGGTTTTATATTCGATAGCTACGAATCTGTTAAGTACGATTCTGAGGTCGGCGCACTCGGTCAGGAAATGATTAACGAATTGATCGGGAAGTTTCGTTACGGAAACCCGCTGTTGCAGCCGAGTTAAGGCGGGCGGCGGCTGCAATATTTCGAGGCCACACATACGATAGTCCGATGAATTTAATTATTCATGATTACTGCTCAAGAAAAAGATTAGCAAGCTTAGGGTTTACTTCGGACCTGGCACTGTTAAGCGCTGATAACGCTGACGCCTTTATAGCGATAGATTTAAAGCTGCAAGAAATCCAACAAGAGAAGGCCAAGAAAGGTAAGCGAAATGTCTAATAAAGCAGTCTTAGAAGTCGAAGTAGTTACCGAAGGCGCGAAAAAGTCTCTCAAGGATTTCGAATCTAAAGCCGGTGATATGGGAAAAAATGTCGGCTCGGCTTTTACTTTTTTAAAAGTGGCAGCGGCGGCAGCGGTAGCAGTATTTGCAAGTAAACAAGTAATCGACTTTTTCGAATCTGGTATAGAAGCCGCTGTTATGCAGGAACAGGCTATGGCTTCGCTTGCTCAACAGTTAAAAGCAACGGGCAGTTTTTCCAACAAGGCGATGACCGATTTTGCTGCCTTCGCTGACCAGATGGAATTAACAACTACTCACGGCGATGATTTAATTATCAGTCAACTAGCTGTTGCTAAGGCAATGGGACTTACTAACTCACAGTCACAAGATCTCGTGAGAGCGGCAACAGAATTATCTGCCGTTACGGGAGATAGTTTAGCTACCTCAGTTGAAGCACTTGGTAAAACCTATGAAGGCATTACTGGTCGATCACCCGTTTTGAGAGAAGCATTAAGGGGTATTACCAAAGAAGCGCTAGCCAGCGGTGCGGGCATAAGGGCTGTACAGGCAGCACTCGGCGGTTCAGCAGAGGCTCAGATCAACACATATGCAGGTTCTATAAAGCAAGCAGAAAACGCTTTCGGTAATTTACAAGAATCATTCGGCAAGATTATTATTGAAAATCCTGCTTTGCTTGCAACTATAAAAGCGGTCACAGATATTTTCGTAAAGATGCAAGCTGAAGTTAATGAAAACGAAAAATCATTAAGCGACTTCGTTACCCTTGGAGTAGAAGTATTAGCCTTTAGTCTTACCGCTGCCATGCCTATTTTGGGTTTTACCATAAGAGCGTTCCAGGGGTTATCTAATGCAGCAAGCGTTCTGGTGTTGGGTATGCTTGAATTAAACAGGCTCTCAACTAAGCTTGACGCTGCACTGTTTGGCGGCGAAGCGGCTAAGGCGGCAGCAGTAAAAGCTGAGGCGGCCTCTGAAAAATTCGGGATGTTTTTTGCGAATAATGTTGAAGCGCAAGAAAAATTCAATCTTGGTTTTAAATCCCTACAAGATAAGGTAGACGGTGCCGCTCTTAAAATAGCTGAGGCAGATAACGCAACAGCTACATCTTCTAGGGCTTCCACGTCCGAAAGGGCTAAGAATTACGGACGGGACGCCGAGGCTTCAAAGGGTAGAGAAGCCGCAATCAAATCCTTTTCAACACTTGAAGGCGTTTTAGGCGGCGAATCATCCAAGGTATTTAAGAAGTGGACCGATCAAAAACTAGAGCAGTTAAATGAATCTAAAAAAGTTGATGCGGGCATAGGTACATCGGCTCAAAGTACATTACAAATAAAAACAACGGCAATTAAGCAATTTACAACTGATTACAAATCAGAACTATCCAAAATAAAAATAAGTGAAGATGCAGCAAATGCATCAAGTGTTAGCTCATTTAAAACCGCATATGCTGAAAAGGTTTCGACAACAAAAACGCAGCAGGCCGTTATAGCGCAAGAACAAAAACCAAAGGCGGGGAGCACTACCATAGCTCTAACCGGCAGTAGTCCCGGCTTTGCTCGCGGGTTAACAGAAGTACCAAGTGGGTTTCCTAACGATACATTTCCAGCGCGTCTTACCTCTGGTGAGCGGGTAGTAGATAGTAGTACAAACGGCGATCTAAAAGAATTTCTATCAAGCGCAGGCGGTGCGGGATTTGGTAATCAAGAAGCTATCGCACTACTCAGACAGATCGCAGCTAACATGGGTATGGCTAGTCCACAAACAATTGAGGTCACGATAGATAAGAAGGTTTTAGGCAGAACTATCCTTGATCTGAACAGAAGAAACGAGAGGGTTACGGTATGAGTGAACCCGTTAAGTTTATGTACAATAATTTCGGCGATGCCCGCTCAACTACTAGAACGGTATCGTCACAGTTGGCCGGTTTCCCGCTTACTAGCGCGTTTGATTCGTACCGCTTTACAGGATGGAGACCTTCGGGCGCGTTTGAAGTTACCTCGGCAAACCTCAACATCTATATAAACGACGGTGCAGATAAAACCGTAGCTCTCACAAGTGCGGTATACGCAACTGGTGTTTTACTTGCTGCACATATTCAAACCAGTCTTAATGCATCATCTACTAACTGGACCGTTAGCTATTCAACTACTACCTACAAGTTCACGGTAGGCAGGTCGTCAGGTACCGCCATACTGAGGTTATCGCAAACCGTAAATGCAATCTGGGATATGATTGGATTTCTAGGAGCAACTGATACTAGCGTAGGCGTGTCCACTGTTGCAGATGTAATCAGAATACACACAACAGAATGGATTAAATTCGATCTACTTAACCAGGCACCTATTGACTGTTTTATAGCGATCGGTTCCTTATCGAGTAGTTTCCCTATCCCAGAGACCGCGACCGTTACGATTAAGGGTAACAACCTAGATGATTTTTCTAGTCCCCCGCTATCTGAAACAGTAGTGCCAACAGCGGACGGTATCTTTAAATTCCTGACATCTGCCGACACTAGCTATAGATATTGGCGCGTAGATTTTGAAGATAGAGCAAACCCAAATGGACCGAGTGTATTTGATATTAGAGTGATCTATTTCGGTGACGCTGTATCGATGCAGAGAAACATAAACAACGGCTTTAGAGCAGTTAAAATAGATAGAAGTAATGTAAGTGAGAGCGAGGGCGGCTCATTATTCTTTAGAGAGAAGCCGAAATACTGGACTATACAAGGTGATATCGATTGGACGGTCCCGGCAGATAGAAAAATAGTATCCGACCTATTTGAATACGCTGGAAACACTAAGCCGTTTTTTGTTGCTCTTGATCCATTGACTGAGATATCGGATAATGTAAGTGAATTTACAAAATACGTTACCTTTCAAGGCAACTTAGATAAGAAGCATCTTCTTTATAATTACTTTAGTTTACCAGTCTCGTTTAGAGAGGTAATCGGCTAATGGCGATCATTCAGTTTAGGGATTTCGACACCTTTAGAATTGCAGATACGGCGGAAGTTGTACCGGCGTTTGGGTTTAGCGTTACCGATAAACAGCAATTAACCCAGGTCTTACTTACTACCTACATCCATGGAACAGTACCAGGAAATGACCGATTGCAAGCCTTTGTATATTCTGATCTGGCACTAACAAAGCTGGTCGCAACATCTGATTTCTTTGTTTTATCTCTAATAGAAAACCTTGGCGCAAACTGGTACGGCCAGATAGGTTTTACGTTCCCCACAAAACCATGGATCGGACTAGGAAACACTTTCTACGTATCGATTGGCAGTAGCAATTATACGAAAACTCTTTCGTATTACGTTTCTTTTCTGCTTACGAGTGCGCTTGCGCTTAAATATACCCTTGTATCCTTGCGAGGAGAGCCGGTTTAATGACCTTTGCAGTTGAAAAATTAAAGAGGTCGTCGGCTAGGTGGTATCTAGTCCGGTTAAATCCTTCGAGGCACGTTACCAGCTTACTGGGCGCAGAAGGCGGCGGGATTTATTCGATGACTATGCCTTACGCTATCTCATCGGTAACTAGAAACGGCGTCACTCTTACGGAAACAACTACCGCACCAGTAACAAATGACTTTTGGTATCACAACGAAACCACGGGCGAGATAGAAATAAAGCTTGCGGCAGCGCCTAGTACAACAACAAATGTAATCGTAATTAAATACTACATATTTATGACTAGCTCGGAAGGCCAACAAACCTACGAGACACCAACAGATTCGGCAACTCCTTTTAGAGTTTGGGAACCTAGAATTGAAGCCGCTCCAGTTATTCAGCAGGGCATACCTAATATAATTTACGGCGTTTTTACAATTGAAAGTATCTCGCTTGAGATAGTAAATACCGACCTTGATTTCCAGAAATACATGACCGAAAACGATTCGTTCAAAGATTCACCGGCCATGATCTGGCTTTGCATAGGTTCTGAAGATGTCATAAAGCTGGTCTATACAGGAAAATGCCAGGCTCCTACCGTTGGCAATCGGTCAGTTTCTATCAGTATTTTTGATACTGTTGCCAAGCTAGATCAACCTGCATATTTCGGCGATACTGCCGATGAATGTTTTTTTTATAAAACAGCGGCATCGTTTCCCAACATGAACCCATTATCGCATGGAACAGTTTGCCCGCTTATTATAGGTCAATTCAGCAGATACAGATTAAAGCCTGGGTTTCCGCTTGGATTTGTTTTTGGATCATCTATTTTAGATTCAGAGCACATGCACGAGGCCGTATGTATTAATTACGATCAAACTATTGCAGTCAATACAAATAGAAGTTGGGGTTTATGTAGGGTTATGCATGACGGGAGCGCAAACCAATCATTTAGAAATGTTAAATGGGGAGCATGTTTTGCCGCTTCGAATTCCGGTAATGTCTCTATATTTTCATTTACCCCTGCGGTCTGGGCAACTATGGATGTCCAGCTAGGCGATGCAGCCAGAATGGTGCAGGCCGTCATACTATCTGGAATAGTCGAAAGAATAGATGATAATTTCACTTTTTTTGATGTAATAGTGAGAACCGATGCAACTGTGACGCCTGCATTTACGGCAGCAGTAATTTTATCTGACCGATTAGACCTATCTGTTATTATAGTTTCCCCGGAGGGCGTAGAATATAGACCTCTACAATTTCGAGATTATGCCTATAATTATTTTACGACATCCGGCGGAAATAGATTTATAGAGTTATATTTCTACAATAACTTTGAATCGAGGGGTTACTTACCGGGGATCGGTACTCTCGATCCAAATGCCCACAAAGTTTTTTATAAAATAGGTCTTAATACTGCTGATATACCGCTTCATAAACACGGCACAGTTATGAAAAGGATGGCAGAAAATTCTGGTATAGAGGTTCTTTCATCGACTTTTACGCAGGCAAATACGGATTTAAATGTTGGTGTTTTAACTTCTATTCCTGACTTTCAGGAAACAGAATACGGTTCCTACCTAAAACTTGCTGAGGAGCTATGTTACTCCTCTCTTGGCTTTGTATTTTCAAACGAAGATGGTAAGGCAGAATATCACCTTTTAAAAAATCCCGTACCAACAGAGACAAGAACAGATGATTACGTCTTAGATAAATCTGTTAGCTTTGAAGTTAACTATCAAGATATTTTCACTAGGGTTATCGCGCAGAATGTAAATGATAAGACCGACCCCAACGGCATTGGTAATTCATTCACCTCATCTGAAAACATAGTTTCGCGCTACCTATACGATATAAATAGACCTAAGCAGTTGTTTCATATTTTAGACGCGATATCGGGCAGAATAGCCGCGCATCTTTCAGTTGTTTCAAATCCTGTTTACCTATACCAGTTTTCTACTTCTACAATAGATTCTGAAACGAGTATCAATGATGATATAACTTTAGTGTCTGATACCGTTTCGGGTGGAACAGCGGATGTAAAGGTTATCGGGGTATCTAGGGAAATTGAAAAAACAAAAATAACAGCAATTAAATATGGGAGTGTTTAAATATGCCAGGTGAAATCAGAAGATTATATTTTGCAGATGGTGTTACTACTACGCCTGCCGAATTCGTTATTTTCTCGCGTAAAACAAGCGTTGTTTTATCTGCCGAGACTTCGAAAACCATAACCCTCGTTGGGTTTCCTGATGCTAGGGATATGATCTGGCAGCTTAAGAAACCGGCGGCAGATAACTTTGAGCAGATCGATTGCACGATAACGACACCAAGTGCTACGAGTGTAGTTTTAGATTTCGGCGGCTTTTCAAAAACTGGCACATTCATTCTTTTGGGAGTTTAAATATGTTAAGAATTTTATTATTGGTATGTTTTTTCGCAACGCAAGCGGCGGCATTAGAAGTTAACGGCGAACTAAAGAACGCTGTAGTTGAGAAGTTTGCGGCTGATCCGGTTACAGGGCTGATAAGCGGCAGGATTTATTTTAATACCGTAACAAATACCACGAGGTTATATGACGGTGCGGTTTGGAGAAACTCGGTTAATGTTGATTCAACTCAAACACTAACTAATAAGACGATCGCGGGCGCAAGCAACACTCTCACGGTTTTAGCAGCTACTCAGCTATCAGGCGCAACACCGATAGCTAACGGCGGTACGGGACAAACAACTCAAGCGGCAGGCTTTAATGCACTTAGTCCCATGACAACAGCAGGCGACTTAGTTAGAGGCGGCGCATCTGGCGCTGGAACTAGAATAGCAGTCGGCGTAGACGGTCAATCGCTTCGAGTTGTATCGGGTGTTCCCGCATGGGCAGATGGTGGATCAGGTTCAGGTACTCTAAACCTAATCACAAACCCGAGTGCATCAAGCGACGCAACAACAGGCGTAACTAACGGCACTTCCCACACTACAGCGCGAGTATCGGGTGCAAATAGTCCGCTCAATACTGCAATCCCTACAGCTTTTGAACTAACCGCTACAACAACAGCGGTAGAATCTGCGACCTCTGGAGTACGCTGGACTTACACAGTACCGGCAGCAATTCGCAACACAAAAATGAGAGTTGGATTTTCCTACACTGTACAAGCCAGTCAAACCTGGTCAGTGAGCGTAAGAAATACAGCAGGACGTTTGGTACTTAATACCGATGTTTCTAGTGATTCGATACTTGCGAATAGTACTGCAACAGTTACAGGTAACTTTTCAGCGGCGTTTGATTCTGATTCAGATTCGGGTAACTACACTGTAAATATAACTAGGACGGCGGGCGCTGGTACTGCGATCCTTTATGTGACTAACTTAGCGGTTGACGCTGGGACTATTATCAATGCGGCACCGATTGGACCTTGGATAGCCTATACACCAAGTTCAGTTAGTGGACTAGGGACACCGTCAGCCTATGATTGCCACTATCGTCAAGTAGGTGATTCTGTCGAACTCTCAATAAGGATAACGTCGGGGACAGTGACCGCAGCCGGAATACAGGTTCGACTTCCTACCGGACTTACAGGCGTTACCCGCAGCATAAATAGGCTACTCCCAGGTAATGTTAGCACAAATTACGCAGGAGGCACCCAGTCCGGTATGTTTCCGGTTCTGGCCTCTGCTTTCCCCCTTGATATTCAAGTTGGTAGGAATAATTCCGCAAGTATTCTTACGGCAGTCGGCGGAAATACTATCTTAAACACCGGCGATATACTTTACTTAACTGCGACCGTCCCAATAGCCGAATGGGCAGGCGCACCGAATTTCGCCGGACAAAATGATGTTGAGTATGCCTTCAATACGCAAGCTGTCGTCAACACAACAGACACAACAAGTTTTGGCTACGGACCTCAAGGCGCGGCAGTAATATCTAATACAGCGGTCACTGACTACAGCGTAAGGTGGCTATCACCGATCCAAGCTACCGATACTATAACTTTACAAATCTCCTTAGATACCGGCGCAACGTGGATGAACGTAAATGCGGGATCGGCAGGTAGTTTTGGTTATGTGAGAATGGGATCCTCAGCATACGGTATGTATGTCTTGGAGGTTAATAGCACAACGTCGAAAGTCTCATTTGAATCTACATCAAGGCCAACAAACGCAACCTACGCAGGCGCAGGGCAAGCATGGTCAGCTTGGGCGGCAGTTTCAACAAGGTGGCGTGTCGTCAAATCCCGCGCGGGTGTTGCGCAGGCTTTTGGGTTAGCTACTGCTACGCAAAGCGGGTTAATCCCTCGTTATCAACAAGGCACTTACACACCAACTTTCACAGACGGTACAAACGGGTTCGGCAATCCATCAGCTACTCTTAACTTCACACGAATTGGTAATAGGGTAACGGTAGAAGGCCAGATTAGAGACGTAAATGCAACGGCCTCAGCGACAGCAAGTCAATTTGATATATCTTTGCCGATAGCCACTACTTCATTGACTGACGCGACCGCATCCGGCGTAGTTAACGTTACAAACGGCAGCGTTAACGTATTTTCTGGCGGGCTCATTTTAGCAGGAAGCGGCAATAATACCGAGCTAAGGGGTTACTTTTTAGCTCCTGCAACTTCCACAAATAATTATTTGTCACTGAGATTTTCATACACAATAAATTGAGAGCCTTGAGGTCGCAGGTTTAAAATGAAACTACTCCCAATATTATTTATTCTTTTAACATCATGCTCATACTTCGAGAAAAACGAAGAAAGAAAGCACGGCGGCGAATTACCGCAAGAACTTTTTGAAACCTTTCAGACTATGCATCTAGAGGTAGAATCTGGACTTGATCCGGTCACTGGCTGGCCTGATATTAACGGATGTGATGAAACTTTGTGGGCGGGCTTAGCATGTAGTTTAAACCTACCTGTCAAAATTGAGTACGCTGAATACTCCCCAGGTGAAATTCACAGAAGGCCGTACAAAGCTTGCTGGACTGAAAAAGATGGCGACGTTGGAAGTAAAACTACTACCTCAAGAGACATGCTGACCGGTTATATCGCTTGCGCTCTAGCAAGAAATGACAAGCCAGCAATGGAGCGACTTTTCGAGTACGGTAAACGAAACGAATGGATCATGGGGAAACCACGGTTCTTTGTTAGCAGAGTTTTTCTAGGTAATAATCTGACCGGTACACTCGCACGTTACCTTGACAAGGACGGGTATAAGCACTTGCCGACAGCTTACCCTCAGGTATTTAAAGACTACGAAAGACATATTCAGGTCCAAGGTATTTTAAACGAGCACAAAGTATCTGGTAGTATCAGTGATCAGATGCTTGAGCGGCTAAAAGATAACAAAGAAGCCGAGCCACTAGACCCCCTCTTCGCAGCAGCTTACGGTCTCTTCACGGGAGACCAAAAAGACACAGTTACTTTACTTATGGAAACGGGCAAATGCCCGACCTACGCACGCGGTGAGAAACCGGAAGTGTATTGTAAACTTAATTGGTTGCAGGCGGCATCGATCGTTATCGGTAAAAATTAATTTCTACAAGCTGCGAAAATAGTGATAGACTCCTCGAAATAATTAAATATCCGGGGGGATTTCATGAAAAGCGTTCTTTTTGCGTTTATGTTTTTTTGTTCTAGTTTCGCTCTTGCCGATGGGGGCCAAACGACGCCCTATTATGCTGATTTCTCTGATCCTACTGATCTATCTCCTGCACTCATCGGGGGTAGCGTGGCTGATCCTTCAGATTGGCCTGCATCTCCTTGGATTGGAAATTGTTCCTCTACGCTCATCAGTTCCCGGACGCTGAAAACTGCTGCGCACTGCGTTGGTAACGGCGGCTCCAAGTCTTTCACTATTAACAACACGCGCTATAGTGCTCTTTGTACACACAACTCCAGCTACCGTGGAAACGCGACCGCAGATTGGGCTCTCTGCTTAGTGTCTCAACCGGTAGTCGGTATTAAGTTTGAATCTGTGGCGACGGCAGCAGAGGCAGCTTGCTCAGTAGGTAAAAAATACCTATGGACAGGCTACGGATGCCAGCGATGGGGCGGTACAATTGACGGCAAATTTAGAATCGGTATGGTCTCAACTACGTCCTGCCCAAGCGGAACTAACTACGACACAATCACACGCGGCTCAGTAGCACTTTGCAGCGGTGACTCAGGCGGCGGCGGGTACGTCATAAGCCAGAACGGCGACCGCAAGGTAGTTGGTACTAACTCAAGGTCAAACACTACGGACACCAGCTATGTATCTTCTACCTATACAGCGAAATTTAGAGACTGGGCTAAATCTTGGGGTGACTCTAAGAGCGTTCTGATTTGCGGTATTCATCCAGGTGCGGCTAATTGCCGAGTTAATGACGAACCTGGTCCTGGTCCTGGCCCTGATCCGAAAGAGTGCGGCGCGGAAATGAGTGCGGTTAACGACACCTTATCGGCTCACTCTGCTTCGGTTACAGTGCTGAAATCTTGTCTTGCTCCTTAAAGCTTAGGCTTTACTGGTACTAGCTTGGTTTCTTTTTAAAACACCAAGGCCAGTCTTTCTACGAGGCTGGTTTTCTTTTTGCTTACCAGATATCATTACTGCAACACATCAAAATCAGCGGGTGACATCTTGAATCTAAATCAGCTCGCGGTAGCTATATCTAAGGTCGAAGGCAAAAAGATTAATCTCTCTATTGCTCAGATCAAAGAAGTGCTTCGATGTTTCGGCGATGTCACGTTTCGTTTAAACGACGACATTATGTTTTTAGAAATCTGTTCAAAGCTCTATTCGGCAGCAAAGAGAAGAGCGAAATGAACAAGCTTGCCGGTGCTCTGGTTACAGCGTTTTCCACTGTTTTAATGGCTCTTTTGACCGCAGGCGTAAGTTTTTTGTATGACTTATCGACTAATATTCAAGAGTTAAATAAGCAGGTAGCGGTTGTAATTACCCAAGTCGCAGGTAACGAAAAGAATTTCCAGTTTCAAGTCTCTACGCACAAAGACCGGTTGGACAGTATGGAGAATCAGCTCCGACTTTTAAACGAACGTACAGCATTTATTAAAC